AGTGCCGATTCTTATTGTGAGGTCATATGCAGGTAGCTCGGCTGATCCGATTGATGCGATCGTAGGTCTGCCAGAGATGACTGCGAGGGAGGAGTTCATGAGCGTGTCAACGACTCCGAGTATGTAGTTCGTAGTGTCTTGGTTGCCGGGTGGCGCGCCCAACACTCGGAGATCGATCGTGATGTCCGCTGTCTGGTTATTGAACGCACTGAAAGTAGGAAGCTCAATGAATACAGTAAGAGGTCGAGCGTTGCGTGGATCAGTGACCGGCACAAGGCCGAGAGCTGTGATCGTTGCCGAGACAGCATCAATCGTTTCTGTGAAGATGCCAGCCATCTCATGCCACTTGACTTCTCTTGATGCCGAGCAACTGGTTTATCCGACCCATTGAAGCGACAGGTGCGCTGATGTTCATGTCTTGGAAGCTGTTGAAGGAGTCCAAACTTCCGCGCTCTCGATACAAGCTCGCAGCCATGAGCACGACTCCAGCTTTTACTGCAGCATCAGGGACGGTAGTAAGTGAGTCATGGTAGCCAGCCTGAACTCTGCGCTTAAATGACCATGCATTTGAAGCGTTAACTGATGAGGTCATGAAACTTGTGTCATTGGCGGTCGCTCCGCTGATGCCGAGAAACTCGGTGAGATCCGCAACATTTATCCATGTACAGGTCTGAGTCCAGACGAGCGAGCCGACAGGATCAACTGCTTCTCGAGCAAGATCTGCTCCCACATCTTGGAAGAGCAACTGGTTCGGAATAATGACATCAGGGTTGAAAAGATAGTCGCCTTCTTCATCTGTTCCAATGAAGAGATAGGTCGGTACTGCAAAAACGACATGACTACCGTTCAGCTGTGCAGCACATCCTGACAGTGTGATCGTCTGACCGACAGCGATGTCGGTTGATTCAAGAGTCTGAACGACGGCAACATTGTCAAGCACCATCTGATGCGTGACTGTGAATGTTGCCATCGTTCGTTCTCTCTACTCGTCAGTCGGTTCAGGCTTTGGTGACGAACTTGGTCGCGTCAATCATGACGGACGAGAAGTAACCGCGGAACTTGATGACACGACCAAGCGCACCATCAGCCAGTTCAACCGATACAGCGCCCTTTTGCTGTTCCCAGCATTCGAAGCCACTGCTGTCACCGACATAGATCGGGAGGGTGGTGATGTTGCGGTCAACGACCAGCGACAGGCCGAAAGCGTTGCCGTTGAAGGTTGATGCAGATGCGCCAGTTCCGACTGCGTTTTGTGGGCCGACATTCGGGAACAACGGACGACCAGCTGTGTCCACCAATGCGCCGAGTGACGCGTAGTAGGAAGGACTGACCACCATCACATTGGGGAGGTTGCCGTTGCTGTTGGTGAGGATCTGTTGTGCAGCTCCGTAGATGAACGACACCCAGTCGGCTGGATCGGTGACATCGGCGAGTGCTTGAGTCTGAGTGACTCCTGCTTCGAATGTTGCACAGGCTGCGACATCTGTCGCGTTTGCGTAGATGCGAGCCATGTCGTCAATCAATGCACCGAGAACCTCAGGTGAGGTCATGTCCATTGACTCTTCAGAAAGCTTCACGAATCCGCCGTACAAGGCCTTCGTGATCTGAATGTCGTCAACAACGAAAGTGCCTTGATCGAGAGCGACGAGTTCACCGTTGCTTGCGCCGATGGTCGTGTGTGTGGTGACTTTCGGACGGATGAAGACCTTGCCACTCTGTGGCATTTGGCGGACTCCCATTGCGGTGATCAAGGGACGGTAGTTGGCTACAAAGTTGTTGTAGATCGGGCTGATGATCGGCACTGGAAGGATGCCGGGTGTGTCGGTCGTGGTGACATTCGGTGCAGCTGCAACGATGCGCTGGTTGAACTCAGCGAACTCGGATCCGCCAGCGACGAACTTGACCATGTACTCGGCAGCGGTGGGAAGCTTGAACTCGCGCTTCGGTGCTGCGTATTGGATGGGAGCATTGGGTACTGCTGCTTCGATTGCTTCTGACATTTCATCCTCCTCGGATGGTTGGGTTGGGGTTGGTATTTCTTCTTCTTCGTCGGGTGCTTCCTCTTCGGGTGAAGAGGCTGCGACTGAGTAGACCTGAGCTGATTCGTAAGCTCCGACGGTGACAACCGACAGTTCTACGAACTTAGCCTCAGAGACCTCTAGCGTCCCGTCTGCGAGGCGCTTGAACTTGGTAGGCACTGCGCCAACGGAGACTGAATCTAGAGCGCCATCGGCGAGCAGTGCGAGAGCGTCATCGGCAGCTCTGGTCGCGCTCAACTTGGCGACGAACATCATTCCCTCGGCGGTTGACACTCTCTCGGTCACGCGTCCGATGACGCGTGTCTCGTCGTGATATTCAAGGAGCTTCGGCATTGGGCCATCTTCGGGAAGTGAGCCTTCAAGGAAGACGACCGATTCTCCACCGGAGAGAGTCGCTTTGACATTCCAAGGAACGGCGAGGCCTGTGATCTGGCGTGATGGTTCGCCATCGGCGGAAGCGTCAAGTGTGATCTGTTGAGCAGTAAGTCGAATCATGAGGGCATCTCCTGAGGGGTTCGCATAGAGGCAGGTTGTTCAATGTCAATCTCTGAGCGATTCATCTCTACATCTGCTATCAGATCTTCGGTGTCAAATTCAACGAACCTATTACGAGGCAGGATGTCTGTTCCGCTGAGGGTCTCCTGAATACAGTCCATGTAGAGCTTGGCTCCCAGCAGATAGAGATCCTGCTTGGCCTGTGTCGCGTTGCTGTAGTTGTAGCCAGAAATTCCGATTCCCAAAAGGTACGCAGGGACTCCGATTGCTCGAGACAGTTCGAGTGCGCTGAAGTTGCGAGCTTCTACGAGCTGGAGTTTGCTCGGGTCTGTGTCAAATTGTTCGTACTTGACAGCAGAGTTCAATGCGCCGACAGCGTTCACGCGTCGAGCGTTTGACCATGCTGCAGCGAGCTCACCAAGCGATTCAGCGTCAAGAGGTTCAGAGCTGTCGGTCTGCTGTAAGTATCCAGCGACGATCTCATTTGAGGCAAAGCGTTCAGCTGAGCGATCTAGTTTGATCGCGGTCTCTAGAACTCGGCGACCTGTCCAGAGGAACCCTTGAACGGGAGCTAGGAATTGAATGACATCTTGTGTCGGAATCTGGATGCCGTTGAATGTGATCTGGTTGGATTTTCCGAAGAACTGCGGACCGGGTTGATCCAATGTGTCCACCATCTCGCAGGGCATCCACTGGAAAGCGAGAGGCCGACCGGTAGCAGAGCTGCGTGAAGTCACATAGAGGAAAGCGCGTCCGCGCATCATGAGATCCATGCACAGATTCGACATGACAAAGTTACGCGTCAGGGTTGGATCTGGAGTGTCCATCCATGATTCGTTCTCAAGATAGATCTTCTCGTAGCGATCATTGGTGAACTGTGTCGTGTAATGGCGGAGGGGAAGTGAGCCGACGAGAGAGATAATCATCTGTGTCGCTCGAGACACGGTAGGCACAGACAAGGCCAGCTCTGAAGCCGCCCCGACGGTGTAACTCCAAAACTGACCGAGTCCGCTTTGTGAGGCGCTACCTGCTGCAGCTTGAAGCGGTGCGTGCGCGAACGCTGGGGTCGCGTCCTGCTTCTTACTTCCGAAGAGTGCCATCGCTTGCGAGTCTCTCAAACTCGCAAGCGTGTGTCCACTAGGGTCAGCCGAAAGCCATCTGAGGTTTCGCTGATGCTCTCGGTCGTGATGTGAGCATAATTCCCCACACTGAACATCGGGCGAGCTCTATCGGCCCGGGACTCTTCTGCGAGCTGAGCACGATCGCTCCGCCAGTCTTGACTGCGACCGCTCGAGCGAAATGTTCCGAGAGTGCGAGGTCGCCAGTGTGGCGGACGCGATCCTCAACGATCATCGCACGAGCTGCGCCAGTCCACTTGATGAGTTCCGCATAGCCGACGATCGTCATCCGCCGGCGAAGATCTGGAGGGCAGTGGATCTCCAGCGATGGAGTACACGCAAGCTTGACAGATGGGTCTGACATTCGAGTCACGACTTCGGCCCACATCTGCTGGGCGGACTCCACGACAAACTCGGTCGTCACGATCACGCGCGTCCCGTCGTACGCGCAACCGATCCCGACATAGCGTGATTCGTCTACTGATGAGTCAATGACAAGCCACTGGATCGGAGGCATCGGATCCACACTTTTCCGATCGTTCCACAAGTTAATCGGAAGGTACGAGTTAGTTGAATCAACCCACAGATTCAGATGGCCTCGGATGAACGCTTGACGATTCGGCGAGTCAAACGCAAGCTCAAGCGCCTTCATCGTGATCGTCGTACCGAGTGCAGGGTTCGCCCAGCCCCAATAGCGCCGATCTTCCAGACTCACTCCGGGCGGAAGTGACCACTCGGCAAAATACAGCGAACCAGTTCGGCCCGAATCAATCGCTGCCATTCCCTGCTCTCGAAGCTGTAAGAGCACTGTTGAGCCTTGATCGCCGGCGGTGGAAAACATCATCATCATCGGATTCTTGACAGCGACCTGTGAAGGACGCAGGGCTGTAAAAACTACGTCGGGCGAAATGTCCCAGATCTCGTCCACCAACAGAACTGATGCCGAAAATCCGTGAGCATGAGCTGATGCTGCGACGACTGCGATAGATGATCCGTCTGGGAAGTTAATCCGCTCGTCACCGTTCTGCCAGCGAACCTTGCAGAGAAACTTGTCTTCAAGGTCACGAACCAAGTCACGAAATAAGGCCATGCTTCGGCGCTTCTGGTTGGCAACAATCAAAATCGTTTGAGGCTCTTTTCGAGAAGCTGCGTACTCGGTCGCAAAGAACCCAGCGCACGCTCTCATGACGAGACTCTTCCCATTCTGACGAGCCGTACTGATACAGGCCTCACGGAAAACGAAGTCACCGTCCTCGTCCAAACTCAGCGCATCGTTGACAATCCGCTTCTGCCACTCCATCAGATCAATGTTGAGCACGCGCTTCGCCCACAAGGTCAGGGCAGGGCCGAAACTCTCGCCGGCAGGGACGGGCGTGACCAGTCTCGGCTCGATCCTGCCCGATGTTGGAATATCCGACTCCGATCCGCTCAGTCCCTGCTGGTTCGGGCTAGTTGAGGGGATTTCCGAGTGGGGGCTCGGGGTAGAGGTTTTGACAGAAAAAGAAGTTTTGGATGCGTTATTGCGGTTTTGGATTCGTTGTGCTGTTTTGGCATTGACGAATCGTGCTCCTCTGGAGGCATTGCATGATGCACATGATGGGACAAGGTTGGCTCGGTCATATGGGTCACCTCCACGATCAAGCTCTACGATGTGGTCTACTTGTGTGGCCTTGGTGCGTTTGCCCTTGAGCCTGCACCAGTGGCAGTCACTGTCTTCCTCGAGTACTAGCCGGCGCAGCTCTTTCCATCTCTTGGTTCCGTAGATTGGGTTACCTGCCATGAAGCTCCATGCCGATGAGGCATCCGCACTTCTCTAGGTCTAAGCCTTTGATGACGCGCCATCCTGTGTCTCTGCATTGTCCACAGGCTGAGTGATCTGCTACTTGAGTACGCGTAGGGACGAGACATTCTGAGTCTTTGTTCTTTAGTTCTTGATATACATCGGCATTATCCCCATCAGGATTATCCCCACGAGGTGCGACCTGCGGTGATGTGTTTCTCACACCTTTATCCACACGCTGTGGAGTGTCGAAGACGAGGGTGTCATACTGCCACTTTCCACCTTCATCTTGGTATCTTCGGCGCTTGATGTAGC